CACACCGAGGTCCCGACTGACGTAGAGGCATTCTTGCGACAGAAACACAGCGACTTCCACAGTGTTGTTGACGGCGAGACCGCCGCTACTGTGCGCGTAACATGGCCACACGTCGGCGACGTGGTGGTAAGAAGGCCCGCTCAAGGCGTTACTTTCCATCCACAGGCAGTTATTCCGGGCCATTACACGGGACGTGGTAAATGAAACTGGCACGTGAGCTGGTACGCAAGGTGCTGGTGCGGTCCTGCGCTGATGGCACGCTGAAGATCACCCCGACCTACGCAGGCGTCACCACCGAGGGCATTCCGGGGGTTGTGACCCGCATGACATTGGCTGACGAGATTGCTGCCTATCTGAACACCGCCATTACTCAGGGTGAGGCCGCGGTGAAGGTTGAATACGTCGCCCCACCCAGCAAGGTTTGCAGCCGTTCGATCGCGGTCCCGGCCGATTGCCAGATACGCCATTGTGTGCTCACCAACACCTGCCAGTATGCGCAGTGACGGCCTGCACGGTATGTTCGGCTGAGTTCGAGCCTGACGAGGAAGGCGCTGAGGGCTTTTTCGGCATCCTGCCAGTCGCGTTTTGTGGCGACTGCAGGGTAGCTATTATTGATTTCGCCCACCAGTGCATGCCAGACATAAGCTGCGCGCACTGCGGTCTGGACCCATTTGACGAGGAAGCGGCGTTGCCACCCACCTATGCGTTGATCTACCACAGCAAAATTCCGGGCTGCCTGTACGAACTCTGCCCAAGCCCACGCTCATGTCTGCTGAAAGGCTGTTTTCAGCCGGTTGTTTTGCGTTGATCTACCGAAGCCATCGACGGTTGAGCTGCCAAATATGGCCACGCGCCAACAACGGGAGATATGGCCTGTTAAGGCACCAAGGACGACTCACTTACGTGCATCGATTTATCTGGTCGTGGTGGAATAAGCGGGAGATTCCGAATATGTTTGTCGTGAAACATTCGTGTGACGAACCGCTGTGCGCTAACCCCCTGCACCTCGAGCTCGGAACTCAAAGCGAAAATGTACAGGAAACGTATGATCGTGGTGGCAGAAAGCCGCCAATAGGGTATGCGCCGCGGAAGCTCACGGCTGATAAGGTTCGCGAGATTAGAAGCAAGGAGGGTCTAACTAACGTGGCAATTGCTGCCGAATACGGCATATCGCCCTCGATGGTTGGCCGAATTAGAAACGGCCATTCTTGGGTTGATATCTAAAATTCTTAAGGACGTGGTATGAAGCTATCAGCCATCAAGGACGTGGCGAACTCAGTCAGGGTGATCTGCCAGCACAAGGCCGGACCCAAACCAAAACCCGAGCGCGGCTGGGGCGGGATATGAGCAACCTGCCTGCCGGGCGCACACTCAAACTGATTCGTCAGCGCACCGGCCGCGATTGCGTGCTGTGCTCAGTGGCGATTGTCGCCGACCTCGAGTACGAGCAAGTCATTGAGCTGGCCAGATCAATCGGCCTCGATGGTAGCGGCGGCCTTAGCCAGCGCAACAAAGCCGAATTACTGACCGCTGCAGGTATTTTCAACTACCCAAGCCCGTTTTCTGAGCTGGCCGAGAATGCGGTCATGGTGGTGAGCGCCCCGTCTGTAAACGTACTGGGCCAGATGCACTCGATTGTGGTCGACACCCGCAATGACATGCTGATCATCATGGACCCGAACCGGGGCCTGCGCGATCGCCAGTATTATTCGATCACCGGCAGGCCGAATCCACCTGATGTGCGCAACCACGACCTGCATGCTTTGCTAAGCTGGGGCTATGTGTTGGTTTGCGAGGGCAAGGGCTTATGAGTAACCGAGTTTTGGAGCCAATGGACGTGACTGACGCCAGCGCTGCCATCAAAGATTTCGTCAGCTTCTACGAATCGCTGAGCCCGGAGCAGATTGAGAATTACGACACTATCAACCGGCACGTTTACGCCAGGCTGATCTACATCGACAGCATCTTGTGTCATTTCAGCACCGAAATAAGCCCGAAGCTGGTGATGCTCGCCGATCTGCTGCAGGTCCCATATGCCAGCAAGGACGCCGATCAGATGATAGAAATGATGGGCGAAGTGGCCCAACATAACCCACCGCTGGGCGAGCCCGAGAGTATCAACGCGAACCTGCTGGCGCTCGATCTCACCGATGTAATCATCTGCACCATCATCGATGGCGTGATTGCTAGGCAGAAAGGCGAAGCCGGGTTGGAATCGTGAGCCACATCAACACTGAAGCCGTTGCCGAGATCAGGAACCGCATGAAACCACCGCCGCATGAACTGCGCTGTCGACAGGCGCGGGCTGCGGGATTTACCGGCTGTCATTGCCACAAAGACGTGAGTTTCAAGGATCAGGTGACAGCGATTAGAAAATTCAATGACAGCCGTGCTAAGTTCCGGGCAGTCAGTAAACCGTCTCCAATGAGGGTTAAGCTATGAAGAATTTTTTTCTCTATGTGGTGGCTGGGGTTTGCCTTATCGTGATCGCAACGCTGGCACCACTGGCGTTTGCGGGCAATATCGAGGCCACGTGGACTAACCCCACCCAGCGCGTCAACGGCGACCCCTTGCCGGAATCCGATATCAACGAGATCCAGATCGATTATCGCGTCAAAGGCACCAACACATGGCAATACGGCGGCACCCAGGCGCAGCCAGCACAGCAACGCAAAACCATTGGCGTGCCCGACGTGGCCGTAGCCACCGTGTTCCAGCTTATCGCCACAGCCAAGACCACCGACGCCTCGGAGCCAATCACTGCGACCAACCCAACCGGCGCAGGTCAATGGTCGGCGCCATCGGTAATCGCCGAGGTCACGATGCCGCCCGTACTGCCGCCGACGAAAGCCAAGCCCAAGCCGCCGACGATACTGAACGCCACGGCTACGCCGTAGCTTTACAGATAACTTTACACTCAGAAGGGGTGCAATTATGTTCGGTTTGTTCAAAAAAGATGATGAAGGCAACGCCGTTGAGATAGAACTGGTGCGCAGCGATATCGCAGAGGTTGCGGTTGCAAAAATGTGCCATGAGGTCAACCGCCTATATTGCCAGAGCCTCGGCGATAACTCGCAAAAGTCGTGGGAAAGTTCACCCGCGTGGCTGCAGAGATCAGCCCTGAATGGCGTCGAGCACCAGATCAAAAACCCACACTCGCCCCCCAGTGCGAGCCACGAAAACTGGTTGGCCGATAAAGAAGCCGCTGGCTGGAAATATGGCCCGGTTAAGGACGTGCCTAACAAGCTCCACCCGTGCTGTGTGCCATTCGACGAACTGCCGATTGATCAGCAGATGAAGGACCGGTTGTTCAAGGCCGTGTGCTTCGCGATGCTCTGGGAATAGCGCATGGCAAAAGATCGCAAAGCCGGCCGGCGGGCGCGTAATGTTGCCCGCAACGCCCGCACCAAATCACTGAAGCGGCAGCTCAACACTGTCGAACTGATGGCCAGCATGATGGCGATTGCCCCCAACTTCCGGCGCGACATGAAGGCGGCCGTTGGTAGAATGTTTCGTGGCAAAAGCCGGCAGAAACCGCATCAGGGCGCTCAGGAAATGGCGCGACGGTTTGCCAAGGGCCAGACCGACAACGCCATTGAGCACGCCGACCGCTGGGCTTACTGGAAAACCGGTCGCGTGGTCCACGTTGATCGCGACCATGGTATTGTCGCGGCCTGCATTCCGAGCCCTGACGAACAATTCAAGGGCTTGACGCCCGAGCAGATTGAGGTACAGATGGTCGGCTAATCGACCTGAAACAAAACCAGCACAAGGAGTGTGCCTGATGAAATTCGTATATAGCTTGATGCTGTCGTTGTTGCTGACGGCCTGTGCGTTTGCAGGGAAGCCACCGAACCACGTGCCGCTGTTTGACACCACGGTTCTGACCGAAATCCCGCCGGATTTCTACGACCGCGGCATGACCAAGGCCCCGGTTATCTACGAGCGCGAGTTCTGGCCGCCCGGCGGCACCCCTAATTTCACTTGGGCCGATGCGGCCTACATCAGCGAATTGGCAAAATCGTTTGAGGGCGTTCCGGTTGTCTGGTTTGATATCGAGGGCAACAGCGGGCATCCCGAGCTTAAATTCTGGAACTTCCGCAGCAAAGACCCGGCAATCCGGGCAGGCGCCATCCAGCGCTATCAGTGGGTGATTCAGGCGTGGGCATGGTCAAACCCAGATACCAAGCTGGTCCTGTACGGCTTTCCCACCTTTCCGGTCTGGGACCTGATCAGCGGCGAAGGCACCGCCTCGCACTACGAGCGCGCCGAAGATCTCAAAAAGATTACTCAGCACCCATCGGTTATCGGACTGTGGCCTGGCACATACTGGAAAAACCACGATCGCCCCGATCACCAAAAGCGCGCCTATGACGTGGTTGTTGATATCTGCAAGAACGTCTACGAGCTGCCCTGCTATTTTTCCATTTCGCCCGGTTCAGGATGGTCGTGGAGTTCGCAAACCACCGTCCGGTATCAGCTCAATGCAATGACGAAAGCCGGTGCTGCTGGCATCGCGATATGGATCCCGGCGGCCATGATGAACGACGACTACAACAACAAACTCAAGGCATGGCGCAACATGGGCGGTTCAGAGGGCCGATACACCGAGAACTCGACCTTCTGGCTGGAATCCATCGACAGGTATTTGCCGTCAGCCGAGTAAGTAATGGCCCAAAGCATAGGGAATATGACGGCGGCAGAGCGGCTGGCGCTGATAAGCGCCGACACTCAGAGCGGCATCCCGACTTCCCTTGATCTGGAAAAAGCGCTTGAGGGCACGATGGTCGGGCCGCCGTGGGCTGACAAATACCCGAAGGACCCTGAGCAGTGGGAAAACCAGCTCTGGCGCCTGCACAACCTGTACTACATCGTCGATAAAGTCGGCAATAAGGTTCTGTTCCAGCCCAACTGGGCGCAGGTCCAGCTGATCGAGAATCTGTGGTTTTTGAATGTAATACTTAAAGCCAGGCAATATGGCTTCACCACTTTTATCGGCTTGCTGCTGCTGGATAACACGGTCTGGCAGGAAGATCAGCGCTGCGGCATCATTGCCCACAACAAGGAAGATGCGAAGGTCATTTTCCGCGATAAGGTCAAATACCCGTTCGACAACCTGCCTGACCCCATCAAGTCGCGCCTGGCGCCGAAGCTGGATTCTGCCAACGAGCTGCTGTTCTCGAATAACTCAAGTATCCGGGTCGGCACCAGCATGCGTTCCGGCACCTTCCAGATGTTGCATATCTCTGAGTACGGCAAGCTGTGTGCCAAAACCCCCGAGAAAGCCCGTGAGGTAAAGACAGGGGCCCTGAATACCGTCCAGAAAGGCCAGATTGTCTTTATCGAATCCACGGCCGAGGGCCGCGCCGGCCACTTCTACGAACTGTGCGAACGCGCACAAAACATGGCCAAGCTGCACAAAAAGCTGTCGGCGCTGGATTATCGGTTTCACTTTTTCCCATGGTGGTGCTCGCCTGATTACGAGCTGCAGCCTGATGAAATCAGCGACGACATGGTGCTGCCGACCGAAATGCTCGAGTATTTCGTCGATATCGAGGCCACTATCCTGAAGCGGCTGAGCATGGGCCAGAAGCTCTGGTACTGGAAAAAGTGGGTGGATCAGGGCGAGGACATGAAGCGCGAGTTTCCGTCGACGCCCGAGGAAGCCTTCGCGGCCGCAGTAGAGGGCGCATACTTCAAGCACCAGATGGCCAAGGTCAGGGTCGAGAAGCGGATTTGCCGCGTGCCTTATGTCGACGCTTTCCCCGTCGATACATTCTGGGACTTTGGGTTCAGCGACCAAAATTGCATCTGGTTCATGCAGCACGTCGGCCTTGAGTACCGGTTCATTGACTATCACAGCGCATCAGGCGAAGAACTCGCGTTTTACATCAAGATGCTGCAGCAAAGGCCCTACATATATGGCACCCACTATCTGCCATGGGATGCCGGCCACACCGACCTGAAACGTCGCGAGTCACTTGAGGATCGGTTCAGGGACCTGCACGTGCGCAACACCTACGCCGTCGATCGCATCGAGGACGAAGCTCAGGGCTACAACGCGACCCGTGCGATCCTGTCGCAGTGCTGGTTCGACGAGGAAAAGTGCAACGAAGGCATTATCGGCCTTGACCACTACCGTAAGGAATGGAACGAAAAAATGGGCTGCTTTTCGGAGCACCCGCTGCATGACTGGGCCTCGCACCCAGCCAAAGCGTTCGAGACCTTCGCAGTCGGCTATCGCAAGCGCCCCACAGGCGGCAAGAAAAAGGGCTCGCGCCGCAGACGGGTGTCTGGAATGGCAGCATAGCGATGCTCCACGTCGGCCTTCAGTATGCGATCGCGTGCATAGCCGCAGCCACGGCGCTCAGTATCACCGGCGCATTGTTGCGGCCCACCGATTTTATGCGCTTGACGCTTTGCATTATTGCAATCGTTCTGGTTTTTCAGGCTGTATGGGGATTCAGGTTATCAATCACACCAGAACCGAAAACGGAATTTTCGAGCTATGAGTGTTACCTCGACAACTGAACTTCCCCCTGCATTGGCTTTGATAGCAATGATTTAGCCGGCTGTTGCTAAAAACCTCAGCCGGTATTTTTATTCGCACGGAGCGCGATCATGGCCCAAATCAAATCTATTATTGACTTCTTTGCAACGCCGCAGACCGGAGCCGCCACTTCCGATTGGCATAGCGTGCCTGGCGCCGGGTTCGGGCCTTCAAGCGTGATGATTGAGGCCAACGCAGATGTCTGGGGCACCGTAGAAGCCGCATTCGAGATCAGACCACGCGGAACCACACCGGCCGATCCGACCGAGGTTCTGTCCTATACGTCTTTTGTGAATGGCGCTGACTGGCTGGACCTGACCAGAGGCTATCAGATTCGCTGTGTGCTTACCGGCGCTGGCGGCACCAACGTAATCCCAAGAATGAGCTACTAGCGTGAGCGCGACTCGGCCTGTCACCCGACAAGTCGCCCGCTCGTCTGCACGTGGCGGGCTGCGCGCCTATGGCGGGGCGGCGCCGATTACAGCGTCGGTGACGATCGCAGCTGCTGGTGATGATGGGCACGAAACGGCGGGCACCACTTGGGTTACCGCAGGCGCGTTCGGCGGCGTCGGCATAATGGGCTACAACTTCTTCGTTAATGCAACCAGCTGTAGAGCGGCTTTTTCGTTTGACCTTGCTGGCGCAATCCCTCAAGGCAGCGTGCTGGCATCAGCAACGCTGACAGTCACCGTAATCACCGCCCCTGGTGCAGGAACTTTAACTTTCAATGTGTTCGGGCAGGATGCCGATGCAGCCGCTCAGCCCGCCGCTGGCAACCGGCCATCGTCATGGGCCAAAACAACCGCAACTATCAACCGAACCGACGCACCATCCGGCGCAACGCCCATTGATGTGACCGCGATTGTGCAGGAGATCATCGACCGGCCTTTGTGGGACGGAAACAGGATCAACCTTTTTAGCGAGTCCAACATTTTTACCGGCCAGAACAATTGGGCTGTGGCCCTTTTCGAGAACGCCGGCGCGAACCCAAACCTAACTGTTGTAACGGTATAGCCATGCCGGTTTACTATTTTGGTGACGACGGCAACCCATATCCAACGGCTGATGGTTCAGAGGGCGATCCGTGGGATAACCTCGATACGGCAATCTTCAACGCTCCAACCGGCATCGCTCGCCCGGTCGTGAGGCGGGCTGCATGAGCATTGTAATCAAAACCAAAGCGCACGAAAAACTAAAGGTAGGGCGATTATGTCTGGACATAGACGATTTTCACAAATTGGTGAAAGTTTACCCCGGCGACCCGCGGCAGCCACCGCCGAACCGAGCCGAAATGGTTGCGATTCAGAGGTATCTGGAGGTAAAGCGACCCGACATAGTGAGCCCAGGCGAGGTTATGACGGGCTGGGCATTGGAATCGGCGGTAGCGATTTAATGGTGGTATATTCCGAATTACACCACGGGCCGGCCTTCTGATGGCGTGCTCGGGCTGTGAACGGCGTAGGGCGGCTATATGAAAGGCCGCGCTCGCCGCTAAGCATGGATTTGTTGCACTGGTAAAGGGCAACAGCAATAGCATGGATTCGCAGATCATTGACCGCAAGCAGGCGGCAGCGAATCAGCGCAAAGGGACACAGCGCGTATGAGCGAAGATACTACCTTCAAGGTATTCGACAAGGGTGATTTTCAGATCCGGCTCGCTTACGTGAATCCGCAGCCGCTGATCGTTGGCTCTACAACTGAGCCCGCCATGCTGGTTGTTGGCAAGCGCAAGACCAGCAAGTCGGCGTGGGTAATCATGCTCGAAGCGGCTTGGAAGTATGTCGACGACCATGACAGCCACTCCAACTACATGCACATGGCCAGCGCCAAGATCGCAGAGGATTTCCTGCACCTTGGCTCGGATATCAAAACCCGGTTCAAAATAGCTGAGGCCATACTTGAACACATTCCAGACCTGTTGGCGATGCCGCCATACGCAAAGCCGCTTGAAGTACAGGGCAGCGTGGTTGGCAAGATCGGCGATCAGGTTATTGAAACGGAGGTAATGGGCTAATGGCTGTCAGCATCGAGAATATGCGCAAGCAAAAGCAGGCGGTCTCGCACCTGAATTACACGCTGGACGACCCGCTGGACGATGAACTCGACGAGAACATTCATCCCATGGATACGCCCGCGGCCGAGGCAAAGCTCTCGAAGCTGCAGGATTGGTGGTCGGAAGCTAAGACCCAACACTCCGAGAATCGCTACCAGATGGCGATTGACTGCGACTTCTACGACGGCCTGCAGTGGAAGGACGAGGACGTTGAGGTCCTGAATGAGCGCGGCCAGGTTCCGTTGGTATTCAACAAAACCGCCCAGCACATTAACTGGCTGCTGGGCACTGAGCGCCGCACCCGGGTTGACTTCAAGGTCCACGGTCGCAGCGACAACGATATCCAGACCGCTGAGTCAAAAACCCAGCTGATAAAATACGTCAACGACGTGAACAAAGGTCAGTATGCCCGCAGTAAGGCCTTCTCTGACGCCATGCGTGCCGGGGTCGGCTGGCTGGAAGATGGCATCAGGTCTGACCCGCACGACGAGCCGCTATTCACCCGATGGGAACACTGGCGCTCGATGTGGTGGGATGCAATGTCGAAGCAAGACGACATTCAGGACGCCCGTTACCTATTCCGGGTCAAGCACGTCGATCAAGACTATGCGCTGGCGATGTTCCCAGATCGCAAGAGCGCGATCATGCAGGCCACGCAGAACTATGACCTGTTCAATTTCGAGGACGAGGAAGAATTCACGTTTAATTCGTTGTATCAGGACCAGTCGGTGCACACGCATTTCGGTGCGCATGGCCGATCGTTTCTTGATTCGGCGTTCCATGTCGGGTTGCGCCGGCAGCGAGTTAAGCTGATTGAATGCTGGTACAGGGAGCCGGTGACCCGGCAACAAGTACGGGCACGCAAGCATGCGTTGATGGGCCCAGCTTTGCTGGATCGCCTTGAGGCTGTTGATGGTCAGGCCCACACTGGAACGGACCCCGCTGTGGAAACCCTGATCGCAAACGGCTATGCGTCTGTTTACGATGCTCTGCACATGGAAGTGCGCTGCGCTATTTTCGTTGAGGGCTTTCTACTGCAGGACAAGAAAAGCCCATACAATCACAACCGCTTTCCGTTCACACCGATCTGGGCCTACAAACGCGATCGCGACGGCATGCCTTATGGTGTGATTCGCAATATGCGCGACCCGCAGGAAGATCTGAACAAACGCCGCAGCAAGGCGCTATTCCTACTGTCGACCAACCAGCTCATTGCTGACGAAGATGCGTTTGAGGACTGGGACGAAGCGATCGACGAAGCGGCCCGCCCGGATGGCGTGCTCAAGAAAAAGCGTGGTGCTGAGGTCGAAATCAACCGACAGCTGGACCTCGCAGAAGAACACGTGATGCTGATGGAGCAGGACATTAAGTTCCTCGAATCATCGTCTGGCGTCACTGAGGAAAATCTGGGCGAGGTCACGAACACCAACTCAGGCCGGGCTATCAACCTGCGGCAGACTCAGGGCAGCGTGGTTACGGCCGTGCTGTTCGACAACCTGCGGCAAGCTATTCAGGCTGAAGGCGAGATACAGCTGTCTCTGATCGAGCAGTTTTATGCCGAGCCAAAGAAATTCCGAATTACCGGCGGCAACGGCAAAACCGAGTTCGCGGCGGTAAATGGACTGGGCACGGCCGACGACGGCGCGATGTTCATCGATAACGATATTCAGGCCAGCCAGGCTGACTTTGTGGTCGATGTTGAGGACTTCAGCGAGTCCATCCGGCTCAGCATGTTCGACCAGCTCATGGAAATGACGACGCGCCTTGACCCGACCGTGACCATGCAGATTCTGGACCTGATCATCGATCTGTCAGACGTTCCGGGCAAGGATGAAATCGTAAAACGAATTCGGTCCATGAATGGCCAGATAGATCCGAATGACCCAGAGCGCGAGTCCAAGGAGCAGGCCCAGCAGAACACCAAGGACGAGCAGGCCAGGCTCGCCAAGCGCGACAAGGAAGCCGAGATTCGCAAGAAAGAAAGCACCGCCACTCAGGCCGAGGCAGCGGGGCAGCTCAAGCGCACTGATGCGCTATCGCAGGCCATGGAGATCGCGGCCATGATGTCAGAAAACCCGCAGCTCGCAAGGGCTGTCGATTTATTGATGGATGGAATTGGCTCGGGTGATACGCCTGATCTGGGCCCAATTCAACCAATAGTGCCGGCGGGGCAAACCACCGTGGATAACCCGCTGACTGAACCAGAAACTCAAGAGGGGAATACCAATGGCTAAAGAAAAAGTGATCATAGACGAACCCGCTGACGACAAAAAAGTCGACGCCGGAAGCAATCTGCTGGATCGTACCGAAGGCGACATGGACCCGCTGGCCCATGCAGCCGCGCTCGCGGGCCTGTCGCCCGAAGAACAAGCAGCCCTGCAGGACGACGAGGACAACGCTGGGAGCGGTGATGCCGATGATACAGGTGGTGACGCGGGTGATCCTGCTCCCCTTCTGGCAGATCCTGCGGAACCGGCGGACCCTGCTGCTGACGCCGCCGCTCCCGGCACCACTACGCCTGATAAGGGCCTGTCGCCCGATACAACGGTGTTCGCATCCGATGTTGATATAGAAGCGCTCGGCGCCAAGATTGTCGAGGTCGATGCGCAAATCGTTGAGCTGGACAAGAAATACGACGATGGCGAGATTGAGTTTGCGGAATATCGCGCACAGGACCGGGCGCTTAATGATCAGCGCACCGGCTTGCTGGGCGACAGACGCGAGGCAGAGCTTGCTACTAAGGTAAATGAGCAATCCGCTACACGGTCATGGAAGCAAAATGTTGGCGATTGGCTTGCAAGTAACGATCAGTTCGCAAAACCGACGATGCAGGCTGCGTTAAACACAGCCTTACAAACCCTGTACGCCGACGAGGCAAACGCCAATGCGAGCCCTCAATGGCTGCTAGATACAGCAGCAGCGCAGGTCAGGTTGGATATGGGCATCACTGCGCCAGCTGACGAAGTTGATCCGAATGCGGCTGCAATAGCGGCTGCGAAAAAGCGAACCGCCAAGGCTGCTGATGCGCGAGACGCCCTGCCAAAAACTTTGGCAGATGCTCCCGCGGCTGGTGACGACGTGCCGACCGACAACGAATTTGCGGCGCTGGACAAGCTCAACGGTATGCAGCTTGAGGCTGCCGTCGCGAGATTGACCCCTGAGCAGCAGGAACGATTTGCGAACGGGTAAATAGTTGGCATTGCTACGAAATATAGGAGTCGGGGACAAGATCGTTTTACGACTATGCGATCTCCCTGAGTCCGTGATTGCAAAAGGTGAGCTGACTCTGACGATGCTGAAATTTAATTCGCCGATCAACGGCAGATTCTCGATTGAAGCAAATTCAGAAGTAGCACTTGAAGTTCTACCCGCAGATGGTACATAGTCGGCGGGAACAAATGCGGCGTTACGCAAGAGTGTGCGCTTTCGGAAATGGATTTTCTGGAGGTACAAACTCATGGCCCGTACTATCATTGGCCTTAACGATCCGAAGGCTGTAAAGCGATATTCAGCGTTCCTCGCTGTCGACACCGCTCGGATCTCATACTTCAACCGCAAATTCATGGGCGTTGGCCCTGACAGCGGCATGCCCATCCAAATGTTGCCCGAGCTGGAAAATGATGCCGGCGAGCAGATCACCTTTGATCTGAACATGCAGCTACGCCAGGCACCGATCGAAGGTGACGACGTTCAGGAAGGCACTGAGGAAGCCCTGCAGTTCTACACCGATCAGGTCTATATCGACCAGATGCGCGGTGGTGTAAACACAGGTGGACGCATGACCCGCAAACGTACGGTTCACGATCTGCGTAAAATCGCCCGTAAGCGCCAAGCTGAATGGTGGGGCCGGGTGTTCGACGAATTGTTTTTCATGTACCTCTCAGGCGGTCGCGGCGAGAATACGGAATTCATTTTCCCGTCTAGCTACACCGGGTTCGCTAACAACGCCTTCCAGGCCCCTGACGCCGAGCATATTTTGTACGGTGGCACAGCAACCTCTAAGGCTTCTGTAGCAGCTGCCGACATCATGGACCTTGTGTTGGTCGACAAGCTGAAAACCCGCGCCGTGATGATGGGCGGTGGCTCTCAGGGCACCCCGCAGATCCAGCCAATTATGATCAACGGCGAGGAACATTACGTTCTGCTTATGTCGCCATGGCAGGAGTTCGACATGCGCACATCGGCAACAGCCGGTCAGTGGCTGGATATTCAGAAAGCAGCTGCCGGGGCCGAAGGTCGGAACAACCCGATCTTCAAGGGCGGCCTTGGCATGTATAACGATGTGGTTCTGCACAGTCACAAGAATGTGCTGCGCTACACCGATTACGGTGCTGGTGGCAACATTGCGGCAGCGCGAGCCTTGTTCATGGGCACTCAGGCAGCAGTTTGTGCATTCGGTTCGCCGGGCACAGGTCTGCGGTTTGACTGGCATGAGGAAAGCCGCGACAACGGTAACCAGATGATCGTCTCCACAAGTTCGATCTTCGGGTGCAAAAAGACACAGTTTACAATCGACGGTACTGCCAAAGATTTCGGCATTATCTCGGCTGATACTGCCGCCGCTGACCCAACTGTCTAAGCTGACAGTTGGTGACGTACGCCTTTAACGAAATTTTGAAAGAGAGGTAATTTAGGATGGCAACTTTACGGCATCCCTTGTTCGGCGGTAACTCTGGCTATTCACTCAACGAGTGTGCAGCCGGCGGTCTCCGTTGCGTTCAATCAATGATATCGCTTGCAGCCAACCCAACGGCTACTGACGTATATCGCATCTGTAAACTTCCGGCAGGGCATCGGGTCGTCGATGTGGCCCTTATCAGCGATGATATGGACGCCAACGGCAGCCCGACGTTTACTGTTGACGTTGGCATCGAAGATGAAATCGGTGCAACGACTGACGACGATATATTTTTCGTTCTCAGCACGTTGCCCGGTGTCGCCGGTGGCATCTCAAAGTGCGCCCTGAAAGCAATGACCGACCTCGCGGCAGTAGATAATGACCGCTGGGTGACAATCACCATCGGTGTGGCAGCAGCCACGTTTGCCGCCGGTGAAATCGGTGTATGCTTGACCACACGACCAGACCAAACGCTGGAAGCAGCTGTAGCTGCCGAAGCGGTCTAAGTCGGGTAACCAAACTGACTGCCCCGGGGCCGTGTTTCCCGGGGCAGTCATTATCCGTATGAGAGGGGATTTGAAATGCTTATTGAATGTCGAGGCCGCCGCAAGCCGAACCATATAAACCCAGATGGTGGAACAAAGCTCGACCTGTTCGGCCGCAAATACCACTTCAAGCCGCAGCCAGATCGCTGCAAAGCTGGGCAGGATCCAGACGCTCATATCTGTGACGTTATTGATGATCGCGCCATTCAGCTGCTGTTGGCTATTCCAGAGTCGTACAACAAGTTCGGGTTGCCGCCGCAGATCCCGGCGAAGGTAGCGGCGAAGGTAGCGCCCGGCCAACCATCTATAACTACCCAACTGATTGACGACGACGACGAGCTGGGCGAACCAGACTCGCCAGAAGTCGACGTGCTGGCGGCTGCCAGGGCAGCTCAGGACGAATGGATAGCGGAAATGCTGGCAAAGCCCACCAAGGCCATTGGCGCCATGGATTTGTCAGAGCTTGACGACGACACGCTTGAGAAAGTGCTGGAAGCCGAACAGGCTGCTGCCAAACGGGTCACCGTCACCAAACTAGTGGCTGGCGAACAGGCCAAGCGTAAAGCCGATAATGCCACCAATCCTGATGCCGAAGGGGGCGAGGGCGACGGCGAATAAGGAGTTCGTATGTCACTGCTCGGAGAACTAACCCCGCCGTACACACTGGAACAGCTGGTAACCGTCTTTCGTGACATAGCCGACGACTCTCCCGGTGACATAGTTGACCAGTCAACCGACTGGACCAACGACGACGCTGGCCTGCTGTGGAAAAACTCGGATATCGTCAGGTATGCCAATGAGGCTCAGAAAGAGCTGTTCAGGCGCATCAGATTCTACGATAACCAGACCGCGGCAATCACCCAGATCGCGATCACCAAGGACGTGCAGACGTACGCCTACGATCCCCGCATTCTTGGCATTACCAGAGCAAAGTTTGTTGACTCTAATGGCGATCAGTACACGATCACCAAGGCCATGCAGGAGTATCTGGACGAAAATCAGCCGAATTGGCAGATATCTGAGCCCCTGACGGCATCGGTGGTGACGCTGGTCTCCGATAATGTTGGTGACACCACGCAGAGCGCGACCATTACCGGGCTGAACGTGCTGGGCAACATCGCAACCGAAGCCGTTTCCCTGAACGGCACAACGCCTGTTTTGAGCGTCGCAAACTTCCTGCGGGTCCTGAACGTCACGCTCGACGTGGCTGCAGCTGGCATCATCACGGTGACAGAGCCTGGTGCTGGGTTTCCCGACAACATTGCGGCTGGCGTAACCGATCAGGACGCCGCGGTACGTCACGCCACTGGCAAGGTCCAGTATTACGTTGAGGACGAACATGAGCGCAGCTTGCGGCTTTGGCGCACGCCTGAGCTTGATGGCACGCTATATCTGAATGTGTGGCGCCTGCCGCTGCTGGATTTGCAGTGGGCCACCCGTAGCCTGCTGATCGAAACCCCGACCGAGCATCAGGACAAGCTGTTAGATTACATGCTGCACCGGGCTTATCTGAAGCGAGACGCTGAGACCGACAACCCTCAGCTGTCAGGCGACCATCTTGCACTCTTTGAGGCCAACGTCGGCACCCGCGTCAGCGCGCACCTTGAGAACGTGCGGCGCAAGGAGTCTCGGGCATATCGACGGGTCAGAGCGCACTACTTTTAATCGAGAGTGACACCGCCGCCAAGTTGCGGTACATTCGTGATCTGGTTTTCGCAAGAGTGAAGCCGCCTTCTCAGTGAGGTAGCTTGCTTTTGAATCAGAAAACCAAATTCCCGACTACCCAGCAAGGTCCACTACCAATGTGGGCCTGATGCCTTCCATTGCCGATTCCCGTCGCAGCGCGAGCGTTCGCGAGGTATCCCTATGAGCACCCCGTCTTATACCAAGCAGCCCACAGAAACCCGCACGTATGACGTGACATTCCTGTCGTTGCTGGTGACCGGAGAGACCGTTTCGTCGGTAGATTCCGTGACTCAGCGCGTGATGGATCCGGTTACGGGGGCGCGTACCGCCACCACTGACTTGACGATCGTTGGCAATACCTTGGTGACGCCAGTTGTATCTGTGCAGCTGAGCGGCGGCGTCGAGGGCGTTTTGTATGACGTGACGGTAGAGGTAACTGCCAGCAATGGCGACATTATTGAGCAGCAGTTCAGGCTCTACGTGACTGACCTATGAACCGGGATATGCCAAAACTGGGACCGTGGAAGCAGGGTATGAACACCCTGTTGCACAAGAATGAGCTGCCTGACGACACGCTCAGGGCTTCGGCTAACTTTGATATCACAGACAAGGGCATGCTCAAGCGCCGCCGCGGCCATACCCGGGTTCTGGCCGCGACTGTCGTGCCAGGCACGTTTTGGAGCGGCAAAAACCGCACGTTGTACGTTGCATCTGGCTCGCTTTGGGAGCTGGTGCAAACGCCCGGCGGCACATATGCAGGGCAGCTGGTGCGCACCGGTGTTGGCAACAAGCCGATGGCCTATACCGAAGTGGCTGGCAACATCTACTGGTCGAATGGCGTCGTCAGCGGCCGTATGGATGCTCAGGGCGGCGATTGGCCGTGGGGAGTCCAAGGACCAGTCGTTAATCCCAAGCTCGTCGTAGGCGCATCTGGCAGCCTTGAGCCCGGCACTTATCAGGTGGCTGTGACCTTCATCGCTGCCAATGGTGAAGAATCTGGCACGCCGCTGGCCACCGAGGCGGTGGTGGCTGATCAGGGCGGCATCATTCTGCTCGACGATATCCCGCAGCCAACGGATCCAGATGCCACGATCCGGGTGTACTGCTCCTACGTGAATGGCGAAGGCCTGTACTGGGTTCAGGACATACCGCAGGGCACGCCCAGCTTTGCCATTACCCAAACGTCTAACCTGGCAACGGTGTTGCTGCAGACGCAGTTTGGCATGGCGCCGCCGGCTGGCAACGTCATTGAAGAACACAACGGCCGCATTTATATCGGCCGCGGCAAGGTGTTGTGGATGACTTCGCCGCTGCGATACGGGCTGCTGAAGCCCATGAAAGATTTTATTCAGTTCCCGGCAGATATCACGGTGGTTAAGGCCGTGAGCGACGGGCTGTTCGTATGCGCCGATCAGACGTATTGGTTCAGCGGCATCGACACAGATAACTTCAGGCAGCGCGTGGTGCTGCCTTACGGCGGCGTGTTCGGGACTGGTATTGATATCCCAAATCTTGATGCCGTGGCGTGGTTCGGAGACACCGGGATGGTGATAGGTGGCCTGAATGGAGAGGTATTCAACACGCTTGAGAATCGGGTTGCTGTCAGCAAATACGGCAGTGGGTCGATGTTCTGGCGCGAAGATAGGGGCATCCGGGCCATCGTTGCAAACCTGAGCGAGTCCAGCATTTCCCCGTATATGGTTCCTGACTACGTGGCGCTTGAAACCGCCCGTGGTGGTGATTTCAACTGATCTAACGTGAGGATAGAGCAATGGCTAATCTAGCTGATTTTCTGGTACGACTGTCTGGTGGTGCTTCTAACACCGATAAGGACCTGGCGCTTGGCGGCGCAATGTCAACGGTTTCTGGTGGCCGCGTGCTGTCGCAGACCTTCACTGACCCGGGTATCACCGGCGTAACCGTCAACGA